ATCACGAATCTGCTGTCCCGCTCCTCGTACTCCATGTCGTAGATAGCGGGGATTGGACCTGATACAACCCGATCCATGAGGAAGTCGGCGCGGCCGTCGGCCAATCGAGCGAAGATGGAGTCTTCGTGCACGAGGTTCTGGATCATCAGCACGGCGCAGTCCTGAGAACCTGCCGGGAGCAGCTTACGTGTGATGGTCTTGATCTTCTTGTGCGTGGAAGCTTCGGTGTCCAGCTCTCCGTCGATGTCGTCGAAGACCATGAAGTCGGGACGCTGGTTCTCCAGCTTGACACCACGAGCAGCGGAGTCGAGACCCATGGCGTCAAGGGTGAACCCGGTCGAGGTACGGATACGGTTGCGGCGCCAGCCCTTGGCTGACCCGAACTTACTCATGAGGCGCTGGCCGAGTTCCGGGTAGGCGATCTCGACCGTCTCAGACTCCAGGAGCGCGGCGATGTTGGCGATGTGGTCGTCAGCCTGTTCCTGAGTCTCGGCGATGTAGAGGCCGTAGTTGCGCTTTCGTCGACAGCCAAGTGCTAGAACTGCCATCTCGGCAGAGGTCGACTTGCCCTGGCCTCGCGGCCAGATAGCCACGAAGGGCCGGGGACGCTCTCCCGACTTGATGCCCCACAGCCACTCCCAGAACTCAGCGTGGTGCTCGGAGAAGGGCTTGTTGACCGCCCCGGGGACCATGACCTGGAGCCATGGCTCCCACTGATCTAGCTCGATCGCCGTGAACAGGAGGTACTGGCGGTACGCCTCGCGCTCCTCGGGTGTGGCGTGCGCCAGCAGCTCGGGATCGATGACTACCGCTGGGTCTCGGTCCGAGGTCTCACCCATCGGAGCCGTCGTCTTCCCAGCCCTCGGTGAGGGCCTCAGGGGTATCCGGGACCGTCCCCTGCTCCACGATCTCGGCGTCCACGATGTCCTCAGCCGCGCCCTCGACGGCTCGGGCCTGGAGTCGGCGAGCCAGAGCTGCCATGGCGTGAGGGTCAAGCTCAATGCCAGCCACGATCTTGACGGGGCCGCCGTCTTCGCTGGTCAGTTCGATCTGGGTCTTGTCCTTCTTGGCCCAGCGGTCCGGCATAGAGCGCTCCAAGAACCACGCTGCGGCCTGCCATTGCCCCTCGTTGGCCGCCTTCTGGATCTTCGCTAGGGAAGCGACCTCGGCGTCAGCGCGCGCCTTCTCTAGGGCCTCCTTGAACTCCCGGTACTCCGGTGGGGCGTCGGGTTCATCAGCCTTGAGAATCCATCGACGCAGCGTGGTGTAGTCGATGCCAGCGAAGGCGCAGGCGGTCTTGAGGTAGTTGCCCCCTCGGACGGCCTGGATCAAGCGCTCAGCGCGCTCCTGGCTGAACTTGGACGGGGCTCCAGGACCACGGAACTCCGGGAGGTCATCAGGTACGGTTCCCATGCCTCATACAGTAGACCACAACTGTGTCATGTTGAGCGATCAACCAACAGGCACAATGGGATGGGTCACTTCTTGGCGTCGCCCCTGACGCGCTCCTTTGGGCCACAGCCCTTGCACCGAGGCGGCCGCTTGTCGGGGCGCGGAGAGGATCTGGTCGCCATCACCTGCTCAAACCAGCGCTGCCCCTCTGCCGTCTTCTCAAGCACGACACGATGTTCGGGGCCGGTGGTCATCAGCTTCTCGCTGCCGCCCCGCTGAACAGGGACTCTTGTTGCGGGTCCCTTGCCATCAGTTCCTCTAGGTAGTCCGCCGCAACCTGGAAATCCAGGTAGGCAGATCGCATGAGCCGATCCTCCGTGCGGTCGCACTCGTGCGTTGCCCGTGCGACCAGCACTTGGAGTTCGGTTCGGGAGAAAGACATGGGAACCTCCACTCAGTAGCCACACCGATCCTACCATCATGGGCGGGGGCGTTTCAGGCCGTGCGGGGCATGAATCTAGCCCTTCTTGGCCGCGTCGATGAGGCGCCCGACTTCGCTCTTGGTCATGTCCGCTCTGACGACTGCTCCCAGCGAGCGCGCATAGCGGATCTGCTTGTCGGTTGCCAAGTTGGAACCCGCTCCGCCATCAGGCTTGTGCAAGTTCTTGGCTGCCTTAGCAGAATCGATGGCCGCGGAGATGGTCCCCTTCGTCCACGGCTGACGCATGTCGATTCCGAGAGATCGGGCGTACCTGGCCTGAGCCTCCGAGGGGGGATCATCGGTCGTGCGCCATGCAGCGTCGCGGTTGATGAAGGAGGCGCTGCCGTGCTTTCGCACGTAGTCCTCGCCAACACCCTGAGCCATCTCAAGGTCGACGTTGGAGATCAGAGTCCTCGTCTGCTGGCCGTCGGCCTCCGACACTGAACGCACCGAGGTGCGCCACAGGCTCAGAGAATTAACTTCACCATCAAGTCCATCAGCAGAAGTGCCACGACCACCCACGCCATCACCGCTGCTGCCATCACCAGCGTCTCTGACAAGCTCTTCGACGATGACGGTGGCCTTGCCGTCTCCACCCAGCGAGATGGTGTAGCCCCGGACTCCGAGCGTCGAGACGAACCCGACCCACGCGAGTGGGGAGTCGATGACCTTGCGAAACAACTCGACCTCTGCGGCCTTGAGCTTCCCGAGCTTGACCTGGCGTTCCACCTGCTCCTGGATCGCTTCTGCAACCGTCTGCTCTCTGTCCTCGAACTCATCACCTCGCTCGATTCCAAAGAGGCTCGGGATGGTGACGAGGTTGTGCTCCTCAGAGGCCCCGACAACATCGAGCACCAGGCAGTTCTCCTTGCCTGGGTGACGGCGAGTACCGCGCCCGACACACTGCGTGTAGAGCGCTCGACTCTTCGTTGGTCGCGCCAAGATGATGCAGTTGACCGAGGGCTCATCGAAGCCCTCTGTGAGCACCTGGCAGTTCACCATGACCGTGATGCGGTCCTCAGTGAAGTCGCGGAGCATCTGGCGGCGCTCGTCAAGGGGAGTCTGCCCCGACACCATCGCTGCGGCCACGCCGCGGTTCCGCATGGCGATGGCAACCGCCTGAGCCACGGCGACGGTTGGGGTGAACACGATGGTCTTGCGACCCTCGGCGTACCTCATGTACGCCTCAGCGATCTGGTTTGGGGCATCGGCGTCTTCGAGAGCGCGCCCTACGTCCCCCTCGGCATAGTCGCCCCGGCTGATTCGAACCTTGGAGAGGTCAAGACCCTCCATGGTGATCCGCTTACCCTTGATGTCGGAGAGGAACCCTCGACGGATGCCCCACAGCATGTCGTAGTTGAATACGATCTCGTCGAAGGTCTCGTCGAGACCCTTGCCGTCGCCACGGTCGGGCGTGGCGGTCACCCCCAGGATGAGGGGGTCGCCCTCCTCGAAGTATGCGAGGGCGTTGACGTAGCTGTCGGCCGTGGCATGGTGGGCCTCGTCAACGATGATCAACTCGAACCAATCCGGGGGGATCTGCTCAAGGCGTGAACGCCGGGCGAGGGTCTGGATGGACCCGACGACGATCTGGTGATCGATCTCGTTGCGCTGGGCCTTGACCACGCCCACGTCAGCGTCCGGCCACATCATCAGAAGCTTGTCAACCGCCTGAGTGATCAACTCGTCGCGATGGGCGAGGATCAGAGTCCGCACGCCCTTCTGCTGGGCGAGGGAGTTGAAGACGATCGTGTTGTGGGTGACGGCGTACCCGCTCGTGACGTAGAGGCTGTCGTCCGCCTCAACCAACAAGCACACGCACTCTTCCGCCCCGACGGGGGTGATCGATTCAATGAATCGAGTGGGGGTGTACTTGGACCGAGGACGCCAACGGGGCGCCTTCCACCGAAAGGGACACTCGTCCATGGCGATCGAGAGGCGCCACGCCTTTCCGTAACGCTTCTCGCCCAAGTACGTCCATGAGGTGCGCTTTGACTTGATGACGCAGGTGCCCCCAAGAGAGCGAACCAGCGCCGCCACGCCCTCTGCCAGATCAAGAGAAACCGTAGTCAGTTCTACGTGGTTGTCCTTAGGGCGGACGTGTCCGTCGGCGTCCATGATGCCCTGGAGAAGCCCCAAGCGGTCTCCCGGGGTGCTGTCGAGGTAGCACTGAGGCACGAACTTTGTTCGAGAAGTGGAACCCTCAAGGCCGAGTAGTCGGATGGCATCGAGCACCGGGTTCGGAGACCGCCCAGGTGTTCCTCCGATGATGTAGGTACCAGCGATCCCGTTGGGTCCGTCATCGTGCAGAAAAGAGATGCTGCAAGGCTCGGGGAGCGGCAACGACTTGGCGAGTTCATGCTCGGTATGGACCAGGACTCGCCCATGGACCGACAAGCCGCCATCACCAAGAAGGACTCCGAGGAGATATGGGTCTACGGGGAGATCCTGCTTCATCATCGCAGGAGGCTCGGCAATCGGGATACGCCAACGCCGGGCGATGGAAGCGTCGATCTCTGCGGCGGTCATGACTCGCCACGGGCGCTCGCGATAGACGTCGTACTTGTCGCGAACGGCCCACAGGTGGTCTTCGTCGCAACGCACGACGACCCCATCCGACATCCCGACCTCTACGATCGGACGCACGCCCTGAGGGAAGACGCCCTCGACGCGGGTCGGCTGTCCGTCGGAACCGACCACATACTCCCCGACTCCGATGTCCCCGATCGACCGCCACCCCTTCGGAGTGAGCACCTGCTCGCTGATAGGCTGGGCCTTGCCGAGGCCGGTGGCGGCGACGCCCAACTGCTTGCGGACGCCTCGCTTCTCTGCCTCAAGGACGAAGCCGATGGCCTCTCGCTGATAATCACGCAGTTCAATGACGGGTGCTGACACGGCCAAGAGACTACCAGGCGGGTATGACACCCCCTCTAGGAGTGCCAGGTCTCAGGACCATCCATCTCGAAGGGTTTGATGGACCCATCGCCGAACCCCAAGGTCTTGAGGTAGCCGCTTACCGCCTTGAACGGGTCGCCTTCCTCGGAGTTGGCCCGCCACGAGTCGAACTCGACCTTGGGGACCTTCGCCTTGAGATCACCGAAGCGGAAGAGCACATACTCCTCGACCACGGAGGGGGCCGGGGGAAGGCTGGTCACCTCGGCGCCACTAGCGACGTTGGTTTCAGTCGGAAGCTCATCGGTCTTGAGCGCCGCGTCCATCTCCGCCTGGATGGAGGGTGGAACTTCCGCTTGCGCTTCCGCTTGCGCTTCCTGTTCGGCGGTGACCGGGAAGAGGCGATCAATCGCGGCGCGTGCTGCATCCCGTTCCGCTGGGTCCACCTCCACGCTGATCTGGATGTCGGTGACAGTCGAGTTGAGGAGGTCGTCCACCTCGTCCTCGGTGTAGCCGGTGCCGTCGAGAAGCGTCACATCCTCAGCCATCAGGTCTTCGAGGATGTTGGCCAACAGCGGGTCGTTGTAAGCCCCGAGGTCGTGGGTCTTGTTGTCGGCGAGGACAATCCGCTTCGCGTCAGTGTCGGTAACCGAGATGTAGACGACGGCGATCTCATCCCAATCCAGCATCTTCGCTGCCGCGTAGGTCTGGTTGCCTGCGAGGATCTCGCTGGTCTCCCGCCGCACCACGATGGGCTTGTACTGAGAGTAGGTCTTGAGGCTCTCGGCGATGGCCTTGATGTCGCCCAGGCGCGGGTTCTGCGTATGGGGACGAATCTCGTCAAGGGGGACGTAGGAGATTTGAAGTCGGTTACTCATGCTCAGGTGCCGCCTCTTCCGTTTCGACCTCGTTGATGTCTACCGAGACGACGGGTCCGCAGTTCCATGTCGCCTTCTTCCAATCGCCCTTCACAAACACGTAGCAGTTCTGGTGGGTCTTGCCCAACTTCCGAGCAGCGTCGAACTGTCGGCCTGTCCGCAATGGGAGCGAGTTCGCTCGGGTGACGAGAATCGCTTCGTTGTAGAGCCGCCACCCCGCCGCCTCACACGCAGCAATCGTGTCTGCTGGGAAGTTGCGGTAGAAGCCGTCCTCTGAACGGAAGTCGCCCACTACCACGCAGGCGAACGAGTCGTCCTTCATGAGCCGGTAGGAGCGCTCCATGATCTGGCGGAAGGAATCGATGAAGTCGGCGTGGTCCATGTTGGACAGGTCGGCCGGATCGTCGGAGTAGACCTCCAGATCCCCATACGGCGGACAGGTGAAGAGGAAGTCCGCTTGGGTCCCAGCGCACAACGTCTCGATGTCCATGGCGTCGCCCAGAACCCACTCGGGGTCTGGGGCGTGGGCGGTCACGGCGGAGGGCCGGATGGCCGACACCCACAGGCAGTCGCCTTCTTCAAGGAAGGGGATGGTCTTGGCTTCGTAGTACGGGTCGAGCTGCACCCCGGCGTAGACCGAGTGCTTCGCCGGGAGGTTGTAGTCGCTTGGGGATTGGACCAGCTCCACGCGATCGCGCCAGTCGGGGGGAGCCCACTTGTCCAGGTTCGCCGTGGGGTCGCCACCACAGCAGACCCCAAGCACCGGGATGTCGTTGTCGTACTCGGCGAGGCCCCAGAGAATGCCAGCGAGGGTCATCCCTGATCCGGCACAGTTCACCAGACGCTTAGCCTCGGCGGGGAGATTGGAAGCCTGGGGGATCGTGAAGTCGATCGCCTCCTGAGACTCCATGCCGTAGGGGACCATGACCCAGCCCCGCTCTTCAGCGTCCTCCCGGGCGCGGGCGAAGATCACGGTGTTGTAGCCGTACTCGTGCTGAACCACCTTCGCCCCCGTGGAGCGCGAAGCCAGCAGCTCTGGGGTGAGAGGCCCGGTCGGAACATGGACGCGACACTTAACGCCCATGCGGTAGGCGATCTGAGCTACGAAGTTGACCTGCGGGGAGTGGCGACCGCCAGCGGTGATGACCCCGACGCCCTTCTTGCGCGCCTCTTCCACGAGGAACATGCAGGTGCGGACCTTGGCCCCACGCACCCCGGCGAAGGTGTAGTGGTCCTCGCGCTTCATCCAGATGCCTGGGTCCTCGTAGAACTCGACCGGGGTGTAGTCCGGCATGTGGTCCTCGGGGACATCGGGGACCAGCGACACGCCGTCGCAGATCTCGGCACGCTGGCGTTCGTTGGCGCGGACCTGGACCTCGCGCAGCTCCACTCCGAGGTAGCGCCGTCCCAACTTGTTGGCCACGACCCCGCGAACGGAACCGCCAGCGAATGGGTCGAGAATCAGACCGCCCGGAGGACAGAACCAGCGGTAGGCAAGCTCGCACAGCACGGGGTCGAAGATCGAGGTAGAGCCTTCCCCGTAGAGAAGCCCCTCGGTCTTCTCCTCGATCTGTTCAACGATGTCAGCCATGGCGACGTTCCTCTACTGTCTTCTCGTCCACGATCGCTTCGCCCGTGTTCGAGCCAGGCTCTCCGATGTACCAAGTGCGCGGCTTGTCCTCGCGGCCAAGTTCCCCCTCGATCCCGAAGTCGATCCAAGAACGCTTCCGGTCCTGCCACCACCCACTGCGGGCATCAAGCACCGAGAAGGGCGGCACCATGAAGCGGTCGAACAGGTTGAGAGAGGACTTCGGGGCCGGGGCCTCGACATGCTCCTCAGCATCCTGCCCGGTGCCCCCTGTCGACTCGGCCAGGAGAGCATCGAGATCTTCAGGGGTGAAGGAGGCAGCACGCAGAAGTTCCTCGTCGGCCTCCAAGACGTCTTCGATCATCGCCGCGAGGGCCTGGTTGTCGTAGTCCCCGAGATCCGCCGTGCGGTTGTCGGCAAGAGCGAATGCCTTTGCGGTGACGTCATCATCGGAGACGAAGACGACAGCGATGGAATCCCAGCCCAGCTTCTTGGCCGCCATCCATGTGTGGTTGCCAGCGATGATCTCGCCCGTGTCGCCGCGGGCAACGATCGGCTTCCTCTGCATGAAGCGCTGGAGGGACCTGGCGACCGAATCGATGTCGCCACGGCGTGGATTGCCGTCTAGCCCGTGCAGTTCATCGATGGGGACGGCGAGGGGCAGAAGCGATTCGATGATGCCGTGGTTGGCTACTGATTCCACTTCTTCCACGTGAGATCCTCGGGGGGGGTCGGGTTCTTGGGGTGAGGCGTCCCCTTGGGGCGCTCACGTGGCTTCTGAGAGGCGGGACGGGGAAATCTGGGTGCCTGGGCATCCTGGGCCTCGGCGGGCGGCTCAGGGGCGTCTGGGGCCTCCTGAGC